TGGATCATCACTAAACACACTCCATATCAACAATAAAATTGGGAGCGAAATTAAAATCAAAACGAACTCGTCTTTCCATCCTTTGTCATTTGATTGTCTTACCGTTGCTTGATACTCCACTTCTCCGTTGGCCATGCGCTGTGCATGCAACATAGCAGCGTCTGACTCTAGCATCTTACGCTTTTGTCTGTTTGTCATTATGTGTGTGCCAGCACCTAGTGCTAGTTTGACAACGTCAAGTATCATGTGATTATGAAATAATTGCGATTATAATTACTACAACTGCAACGCCAGCAATAATTTTTTTCTTAACGCTTAGTGCAGTCCATTTGCCTATAACTTTTTCTTTTAAAGATTCGATCATTATGACCTCCTTTTTTTTCGTTTTACGCCTGCTTCGCTGAGAGCGATAGCAATAGCTTGTTTTCTATTTACCACTTTTTTCTTTGCTTTACCAGACTTAAGTTTACCTGACTTAAATTCACGCATAACCTTAGAAACTTTCTTTTGTTTCTTTTCAGTTGTTTTTGGTAGTTGTGCTCTAGATATGGCCATTACCTGCCGCCAAAATGACCCCTAGATTTACCTGTATCTTTAGCAGCTTTATCTTTTGCTCTTTCTCTGCCTGGATTTAAACCTTGATCTCTGTAACCTTTATCTTCTCTATCTCTTACAAATTTATCTCTTCTAGCTTTGCCTTCTCCTCCACCGCCTCTTCTAGTTTCTCCGGTAGAAGTAGAAGATGCTTTTTTCTTCTCTTTTTGTTTGCTTAAAGTAAATTTATCTAAGTCTTTAAATGTATCCTCTATTTCTTTTCGTGATAAGAAACCACCTATGTTCGCTGGTGGTGCATCAAACGCACCTGCAGCTGAATAAGGGTCATAACTAAAATATGGATCGGTCATACCTGCAGTTGATGGTAGTCCGGTGCCAAGTGTTGATGGGTCGTATAACGGCATGTTACTTACGAATGGATTGTATGCTTGTGCCGTTGCTGGTGGTGGAGGCATTCCTAATCCTGGGTTAGGTGAAGGCATGGGTTGAAAGTCAAACGTTGGTTGTTGATATATTTGATTTTGTAGTTGTTGTGAGCCTAATAAATTGTTCATGATGCCACCACCAAGTTGCATTTCTACACGGCCACCCTCATTAAATAAACCTGGATATCCAAAACCTTGAGCCATAAGGTCTGCTAATTCATAAAAACCGCTGGGCACTACTATATAATCTCTAAATTTTTCATAAGTTGTTTTAGGTTTTTTAGGTTTACCGCCATCTTTCATGCCTTGAACCCCTCTACCTGGACCCTGTATTCTTGGTTTTTTATAATCAGGGTCTATTTCAAATGTTTGTTCAGGAGTAATAGAATCAATAATAGACGGAATTAGACCTAGTTCTTCTTCTTCTTTTTCTTCTGGTGGTAACAAATTTTCAAATAAATCCATAAATTCTTGATCAGACTTAGCTTGTCTTTTTTCATATTCTTCTAAAGCTGCTGTCATAGCTGATGCTTCGTCTGCTTCAGCTCTGTTTGCTCTAATTCTAGCTAAAGGATCACCTAAAGATTCATACATGTCAGCAAAGCCAGTGCGGTCAACACCACCTTGCATCATTCTTAAACCTTCAGCTGCTGATCTTGACATTAATTATCCCCTGTCATGATAGTTGATTTCATTTGTTTGATACCATCTTTTGCAAGTGATACACTAGCTCGCATCTTAGCATGATCATCACTCTGTTCAAGCTTATCTTCTGCAATCTCTTTAGCTTGCATCATTTTAGCTCGCTCTAGATTTAATTTATCTTCTGCTTCTTCTTGTCGAGCTTGCTCTTCTCTTGCTTTTAAGTCTAGTTCTCTATCTTTTAGTTTCAATAACGGATCATTTTCAACCTGACTGAGCACTTCTTTCTCTGCTTCTGCATAGTCATCAGTAAATTCTGCTATTAGTGTCGCTTTTCTAGCTTCCATTTGCATTTTTAAGTTAGTTTCTTGCTGGAATATCTGCTGTACTTGCGGATTTTGCTGTAATTGCTGTTGCAACTGCGGATTTTCTTGCACTTGTTGCATTATTGGCTGAATTTGTTGCTGTAATTGTTCCATTCTTTGTTTTTGTTCCATAAATTCCAAGTCAACTTGCTCTGTTGCCATTAAAAGTATGTGCTCCATGCAGTTTTGTTGCAACATTGCCATGGCTTGCGGGTTATTTCTAATAACCATAGTGCCCATAAACCTTAAATGTGATTTCATGTGCGATTGGTGGTCTTGTTGTGGGAAAGCTTGTATCTTTTTACCATTCAACGCCATAATATTTTCTGTTGCTGGGTCCATTGCCTGTGGTTGTGGCGGTGGTGGTAGCAATTGATCGATATCTTTAACCCCAAGTGCTTCGTACATGTGTCGATACGCATGATAAATATTGTGCATCTGCGGATTAGTCATGGCAATTTGCATTTCTGCTTGTGCAATACTAATACGTTGCGTTTGCGAAAAGATGTTTGGATCTGCAACCGGTATGATATCTACTTTTTCATCAAAGTCGGTTTTAAATATTTGGTTTTGACCACCCACAACATCATACGGATACATTGGTGGTAGATAAGTTATAAAGTTTTTAGATAATAAATTAAATTCTGATTTCATCGCTGCATATAAACGCTTGTGAATAGCAGACATAACCCGCGATCCACGTTCCAAGAGCGCCACTGTGGTGCCCACGGCTGCCGATTGATTGCCGTCACCCACTTGCATATCAGCGATGCTCGCGAATCTTTGACCAGCGGCAACAACGGTACCCATCAACTGTAATAGTGTAGCGTCAGGTCCTTTGAATGGTAGTGGCATAAATGCATCTCTAAGATTTCCACCAGGTGCATCAACATCACGGAACTCACCCGGCTGCAACGGTTGAGCTTCGTCTCTGACCCTGATGCCTCGCATCTTGAATCCGGCCGGTAAGTTTGACAAGGTGCCGGCGTCTAAGAGTTGTCTTAGTGCGGCTGTGGCGGTTCTAGAAAGTCCGCCGATCATGTGGATTAGGCCGAACCCGTAAAATCCGAGTCCTGGTAGAAATTTAAAGTGAACAAAGTAATCTTGACGTTTTTTAGTCTGATCGCCTTCGTTCCAATTACGTTTGATAGATAAAACTTCGCCAGTGTCTTCTTTGACAGTGACAATGTATGGAAACTTAATACCAGTTGATTCGTTAGTTTTAGGATCGATGTCCTCGTCGCCTGGTACTTCTAAATGCACGTGTGCTTCTAAAATAGCACAAATGTCATCAGCTCTAGTTTCAACGCCACTCATTTTATCTTTTGCGTCTTCAATATCATTTTTGTTGTAAGTGCCTTGATCGTCCATATCAGTATCTTTGAAGATACCTGCTAGTTGATGTTGACGAATGTCATTCACGGTCATTTTAATTTTGTGAATAATAGTTTCAGTATCATCTAGTGATGTTGCTGTGTATGGCACATATAAATCTTCAGCAGGTACAAACTTAGATACACTGCGTGATAGGATGGCATCATAATAAACTTTTTTAAAGGTAGAACCTGATAGTGGTAAGTTAAATAACATTTGATCAAACTCAGGTTCGTATTCTTTCATGTTTACCATTAACTGGTAATTCATAAACTCTTTGACTCTATGTGCTTGTGCAACTTTTTCTGATGACTCTAATCCAATAATTTGTGTTCTTACTGGTCCATTTGATGGCATGAGTTCTTTATAAGCCAATGCTTGAAACTGTGTTACGGCTTCTGCTAATACTGGGTGGGTAGCACCCGATGCACCTTGAAACGGTTCTGATCTATCTTCGTATTTAAAACCAAGTAAGTCTAAACCTTTTTTATAAGTTTGTTCCCACTCGTCTCTTGATGAACCGCACTCATCATACAACTCTAAGATTTCTGATGCTATTTCGTTAAGATCACCGTCTTCTAAAAACTCTGCTAAATTTGCGTTATGCACTTCAGCGCCCTGCATGGCACCTGCTTGTGGGTCAAAGTCAACCACAGCACCACCGTCTTCCATCATCTGAATATCAACATCAGTGTTAGGGTTTAAGTCTTGTGCCTCTAGTTCTACTTCTTCGGGTAGAATTTCGGTTGGCATTTTCTCGTCGTTGTTTTTTTCTATAGCCATTATTTCTCCTTAAATAAACTCCCCATACCACCTTCGCGCATATATTTTTCTAAATCAGACTTCATCTTTTGTACATACGGAATTCTTTGTGCTCTGCTTCTCATAGGCATATCACGAATACCTTCTAATGTCGCTTTATTTATGCTAGCCGCGCCACCGTCTTTAAAACCTTTAGTTAGTGAAAATCTTATTTCATCTTCTGGTGACATCATACCTGGTTGCATAATTGCATCATCATAATAACCACCGGTTAAAGTAAGGTCATCACCTAAATCCAAACTGCCTTCATACTGCATAGTTGGGTCAAATCCTTCAGCACCTCTTGCCAATATATCCAATTCAAGTTTACCTAGTTTTACCCCACCACCAACTTCATATTCACCAGTAGCACTATTGTATCTAGGATCAGCTAGTTCTGCATCTGAAATTATACCACCATCTGCTTTTTTGGGTTTTCTTGGTTTACCAAATAAGAACGGTATAATCTTACTACTAGACTCTCCTCTTAGTTCTTCCATAAAAGCGTCACTCTCATCTATCTCTGCTAATAGTTTTTTAACATCATCAGGCAATATATCACGATTTTTTATTTTAGGACCTATGTCGGCCATAAAGTTTTGAAAGTCACTGCCATCAATATTACGCATTCTCATACCTTTCATGGTTGCGCCAAGCATTAGCTGTTTTGATTTTGGTGATGCCATGTCATATTTTTTACCAGTGGCAATGTCTTCAAATAAGTTCAACAAGTCTTCTTCCGGCACCTGGCTTTGTCGCATGTCCATAATACCTGTAAGCTTGGTTCTAAAATTATTTAGTAAAGCATTCTCATTAGCTAAACCTAGTTTGGTTACGTTCTGTTTGTAAGTTTGTTTTTCACCAAACGGTTTTACACCTCGCGCTGCAAGTCGCATTGCTTGCATAATACCTTTAGCTAAGCCGCCTGATAGCATACCGACTCTACCACCATCAGCGTTTAGTGTTCGCTTTGGATTCATTAAATCATTAAAAACTTTTAAAGCCTCTTCGATACCCTCTTCATCGGCAACACGATTAAATTCATCTAACACTTTACCCATCTCATCCATTTCAGCTGTAGCAATTTTTAATTTAGTTAAACTATCGTCCAAAGATTTTTGTTCTGCTTTGAGCATTTTATCTAGCTCCTCTTGTAGTGGACTTAAATTTTTTCTTTCTAAATCGTAAAGTTTACGTGAACGTTTAAGTGCAGCTGCAGTTTCATAATCTACTTCAGGGTCACGTGGTGGACCAAACATTTCTGTTTTCTTAGGTTTCTTTTTTTTAAATAAAGAAGCTAGACCCTTTAATAGTTTTATCTTTGACATTAATAGTACGTCCTTTGTTGTTGTGGTAATGCTTCATCCTCATAGTCATCTGGATGTTCAACAAAGCCACCTTGTCTAAATCTCATTACGGCTTGAGTCATGCTGTCCACTAAGTCATCATGTTCACCTAGTGGGAATGCAGCGCACTCCTCAATTACCTCTTCAGCAAATTCGCGGTCCGGTGCCCAAACCATACCTGACTCGAACAGTGGTGCCACAGCATTCACTCTAGTATGTTTATCATTTCCACGGCTAGGTGTAAAGTTAATAACCGGTATACCTAATTTGCGCATTTCGTAGGTTAATGGTAGTCCTGACGCTTTACCCTCAATAATTACCGATTCTGGTTTCCAATAATCATACTGTTCTTTGGCCACTCTACGTAGCTCAGGAAACTCGTACCGATCTTTTATCATGTCAACTAGAATTAACATCGGAGCGCTGTCCTCGTCTTTTTGAAATACACCCCAGGTAGTAATAGCACTAAAGTCAGCAGTTTCTTTTTTCATAAATGCCGTATCGTAAGATTGGATGACATGCATCAATGGTGGTAATTCATCTTTGTCCCACACCTGCCACCATTCACGTTTAATAATACTGCCCTCTTCTGCAGTTGGGTTTTGCTGATACTGCGCATTCCATTTCTGTATACTTACCGATGCTTTTACTGCCTCTAGCTCCTCACGTTTCCAATAGCCTGGCCAAGTTGGTTTGCCTGATGGCAAGATTGCTGGAAACTCAATTACCTCCCACTGATCTGCTTTCGGTTCTTTTTGCGCTTTTTGTAATTTACCGGTCAGGTCAGCCACGTTCCAACGTGTCATCACCAAGATAATTCTACCACCAGGTTGCAAACGCTGTCGAGGACCTGATGTGTACCATTCGTAGACTCGATCATAAGAAGCCATGTTCAGCGCATCTTGCTCCGAGTGCGGGTCATCAATGATAAGTAGATCCGCACCACGACCGGTTATCGATCCGCCAACACCGGCAGCATAATATTCACCACCTTGTGCCGTTTCCCATTTACCCGCAGCTTGTGAGTCTTCACGTAGTCTAGTATTAAACACACGTTGATAATCTTCCATATCAATTAAAGTTTTTGCTTTACGACCAAACCGTACGGCAAGTTCTGCATTGTTGGTTGCTTGAATTATTTTTAGTTGTGGATTGTTACCAATCATCCACGCTGGTAGAAAGTTGGATGCAAACTCAGACTTCGTGTGCCGCGGTGCCATGTTAATGATAAGTCGTTTTAGTTCACCCTTGGCTACACGATTAAATTTTTCTGACATAATTTTGTGGTGTTCACCTTCTATGAAATCAGGCCACATGTATTTTACAAACGTTAAGAAGTCATCGCGAATCGCCTGATCTTTTTTCTTTTCATCGTGCAACAGCATTGCACGCAAGTATTCTTTCTTAGCGTCGGAAGGTAGATTGTTTATTTGTTCTGGCGTTAGCATTTGAAAAAAATTTCTAAAAAATTTTTGCACTTATGTTTTTAAAAGTGAAAATGAATTTAGCACGTATTTAAGTCTAAATCAAACATATACATGACGCATTGGGACCCCTCTATATACAAATCCGGGGGTACGGGGGGAGGTCGCAAGTCTACAAGCTGGGCTGTTTTGGGTCCTACTT